CAACAACTACAACTGAATACTACAATGCAAAGTATTATAATACAGGTGCATACGATACACAAGGTATCAGATATTCACAAACGTTCGGCAACTTTTTGGTTACACTTAAATACACAGATACTGAACAAGCAAGAGTACCTAAATACTCTGCTGTATTAGGTTGGGACCAAAGTTTTGGAAGTCATAATTTTAACATTACATATAGAGCACAGTATGAAAGAATACCTGGACTTTATGATGGTACAGAATTAGAGGATTTACAAAATTTATCTTTTAGATATATCAAAACATTTGCTAATGAAATGGAGTTAGCATTGAACATTGATAATATGTTAGATGAACAAGTAGAAGTTCTTCCTGGATATGACAGTCGTGGAAGACAAATTATGTTGACACTTCAAAGGAAATGGTAGTATAATAAACTATGGCTAAATGTGTTCTTGAAATCAGAGATGAGGTAAACGTAAAGTTTGTCGGACTAGCACCTAGTACTAGGCGTAAAATTTCTGACGAAGCCAAATATTTCTTACCTTACGCATATCATATGCCTGCTTATAAATTGGGTAGGTGGGATGGTTGCGTAAGGTATTGTGATATTGGCGGAAGAACATACATGAATTTGTTGGATAGACTTATACCTATTGTTCAAGCAGATGGATATGAGATAGAAATACAAGACCAACGTGATGAATGGAAGTTTAATTTTGAGGACATTGAGCAAACAAGATATGAAAATATTGCATGGCCCAAAGGACACCCAGCAGAAGGTGAACCTATTATTCTTAGAGATTATCAAGTACAGGTTATAAATGAGTTTTTGTCTAATCCACAAAGTTTGCAAGAAGTGGCTACAGGCGCCGGTAAGACGCTCATAACTGCCGCCTTAAGCGATTTATGTGAGCCCTATGGTAGAACAATAGTTATTGTTCCTAATAAAGACTTAGTTGTACAAACAGAACGAGACTACAAAAATTTAGGTCTTGATGTCGGTGTATTATTTGGTGATAGAAAAGAATATGATAAAACTCACACAATATGTACTTGGCAAAGTTTAGCAATACTAGAAAAGAAAAGTAAAAAGTATGAGGCAGACTTTCCTATTGACCAATTCCTAGCAGGTGTTGTATGCATAATGGTAGATGAAGTACACAAAGCAAAAGCAGATGTATTAAGAAATTTACTTGGTGGTGTATTTGCTAATGTTCCAATTCGTTGGGGATTGACAGGAACTATTCCAAAAGATGATTATGAAGCAATAGGTTGTACATGTTGTTTGGGACCTGTTACAGGAAATCTTAGCAGTAAAGAATTACAAGACAAAGGTGTCTTAGCAAACTTAGATATCAATATATTTCAATTACAAGATGGTGTATTGGGTTTCAATAACTATGCACAAGAACTTAAATGGCTTGTAACAGATGATGGTAGAGTTACACACATCAGTGATATTATTAAAGGATTAAGTGGTAGTGGTAATACACTTGTACTAATTGATAGATTAGCAACAGGTGAATTACTAATGGACAAAAATCCTAATTGGGTATTTATAAGTGGAGATATGAAAGTTTCTGATAGGCAAAAAGAATATGCACAGGTATCAGAAATGGATAATAAAGTAATAGTTGCAACTTACGGAGTTGCGGCGGTCGGTATTAATATTCCTAGAATATTTAATTTGGTTCTTTTAGAGCCAGGTAAAAGTTTTGTTAGGGTAATACAAAGTATCGGGAGAGGAATCCGTAAAGCAGAAGATAAGGATTACTTGAATGTTGTCGACATAACAAGTAATCTAAAATATAGTAAGCGACATTTAACTAAACGAAAAGCATTCTATAAAGAACAAGGATTCCCTTTTCAAGTTACTAAAGTGGAGTATAAATGAAAATATTAACAGTAGATAATACAGTTTATGAAATAGATAATGTACCAGATGAGATAGATGATATCAGATTTGGTGTATTTGACACCAGTGATCCTGAATGGATGGATTACTATTTTTTACCTCTAATTTTCTTAGAGAGTTTTTATGCACCTGCAATTTGTTTACAAATAGGCGAACACAATATACAGATGCCTATGGATTGGAGTATAGCAATTACAGATGAAGATTTAACTGGTATAGAAGTTATACCTTTAACAAGTTTAAACAATAGAGGATTTTTAACTGCAACGTTGAATCCTTTAAGTGGTAGATTATTAGAATGTCATGAAGTAAAAATAACAAATATATTTCAAGACGTAAAATGGTTTTTTCCTAAATTAAAAAATGGTCACATGTTGTTAGCACCTTTAGAAGGCAAAAGCAATCCAGCATGTGCAATGTTTGTAAAAGAAGCAAATAAAATACCAGCAGAAATTGATATAGGACACTTGTTAGACTAGGAGCATATTATGGCAAAATTTAAGTATAGAATAGAAGGTGGTAGATATGGTGGAGAACTTGCTGTTGGTGAAGTAGCAGAAGAATTTGCACAATATTGGGTACCAATTATAGAGGACGAAGGTACATATGAAACTTTTATTCCACATGTACTTGCATTGAGTGAATGGGACGATGACGAAGACATTAATAGAGATGCTCCTACAATATTTGAAGATTCAAATGAGATTGAAGGTTGGTATGCAGTGGATGATATTGAACACATAAATGGTGCTTATGCAGATGGCGGTTTCTTTGTAAGCAATATTACAGATGAAGAAGATGAATGGGCATACGATGAAAATGAAATGGAAGTTGAAGGCTATTGTTTAAAAGGCAGAGAAGGTGCTTATATTAATACAAGTCCAGAAGCAACATCAGAAGAACAAACTCCTGTAATGCTTTTTCATAGTGCAGAAAAAGGTGGGTTTGCAAGTTGGTTTGTGGAATCAAACGAACCTTTTGATCCTGACAAGTTAGTTTATAGTATTGTAGAAACACACTTAGGTGACTTTGTAGAAGATGTTTGGTATGACAAACAGTTGATTGAAGCAAACTATGACTACAACGATACAACAGGTAAAAGTTATGAAGCCGCAGTTGGATGGATTACAAAAAAATGGAGAGATCCTTATGTAGATCCTGCAGATGCAGACCTTTCCGAATATTGGGAAGATTATGATTATGAAATGGAAGAGGAAAATGGATCTTAAAAAACTTATAACTACTATACCTGACTTTCCTGTCAAAGGAATACAGTATAAAGATGTTACAAGTATTTTAACACAACCAAAAGCATTTCAGCATACTGTAACAAAAATTACTTCGTACTGTATGAAGAATAAAATTACAGATATTGTGGCTCCAGATGCCAGAGGATTTTTATGGGGTGCTCCAGTGGCATTAGATTTAGGAATACCTTTACACATAGTTCGTAAGCCAGGCAAGTTGCCACCACCTACATATGAACATCACTTTACATATGAGTATGCGGAAACTAATTTAAACATAAAGCAAGACGCAAAATTAGGGCCAGACAGCAACGTTTGTATCATAGATGATGTTAATGCTACGGGTGGTACAGCAAGTGCTATATTTGAACTGCTACAAAACTTTCATGTACAACCATTGCATTATGCATGTGTAATTGACTTGACTTTTTTGGAAGGGAGTGCTAAACTACAAGAGTATTGTGGAATGGATGTATTCAGTGTGATATCATATGACAAATAAAATGGAAAACATAATACTAATTGCATTAGAGCAAGAAGCACCCAACATGGCTAAATGGGATAATGTATTTTTTACAGGTGTTGGAAAAGTAAATGCAGGTATTACGGCAGGTAGATTAATTGAAAAATATCAGCCTAAAACAGTTTGGAATTTTGGTACAGCAGGTGGTATTAGTGTTACAAGTGGCATACATGAAATGAAAAACTTTATACAACGTGATATGTTATGCACTGAGTTAGGATTTGGCGTAGGTCAAACTCCTTTTGAAGAAAACGGATTAATAAGTTTTGGAGATCCAATCGATGATATGTGTTGTAGTAGTGGTGATAATTTTGTTAGCGGCCCTTCAGATATGGGTGTTATCGCGGATGTGGTAGAGATGGAAGCCTATGCAATAGCAAAAGCATGTAAGCAATCTAGTGTTAATTTTAAGTGTTTTAAGTATGTAAGTGACCAAGCAGACTCCAATGCTAGTAAAGACTGGCAAGAAACTGTAGCAGACGGAGAACAGCACTATATTAATAAATATTTAGATGAATACAAGGAGGTATCCTATGAGTAAAAGAACGCATCAAAGGAAACAATGGAGATTAGAAATGACACAACCACAAAGTCAGCAGTCCGATAAGTTGAGGTTTCAGAAGAAGTCTATCAAAGACCAAGCAGAAACAATTAAAGAACAAGAAAAGAGAATAGCAGAATGGATAGAACAGCAACAGGACCCAAGGCATAATCAAGACTAATGGCAAAAAAACCTCAAATTCCACTGGCAGAAGTTATGAAAGCCATAGACAAAAAAGACCGAGGCTGGTATAATAGATTAAGTGCTGAACAGAAGAAGGCGTTTAGTGCCTGGATGATGATGAGGTATGCAAGTAGTGTACAAGGTGGACAAGCACCTGATTACATTTGGATGGTCAATGAATTAGTTAATCATAGATTTAGTGATGTTAGTAAACATCCTGAATTGCAATGGTTATTAATGACAGCAGTTGGTAGTGGTAAAGTGCAACATCACCCATACATAAAACCACCAAACAGCAAAAGAAAGAAAAATAAACTATCTGATGCTATTGCAAAAATATATCCACATATTAGTCAAGAAGAAATAGACTTATTGTTAAGTATAAATGATAAGGATGAATTAAAACAATTTTTTGAAGCACATGCTTACACAGACAAAGAAATAAAAGAGTTAATGAAATGAAATGCAAATGGTGTGGTAAAGAATTCCAAAGTGAAAGAACACTTTCGGCCCACATGTGTGTGAAGAAAAGACGTTGGGGCGACAGAGATATGAGCCATATACGTTTAGGTCATAGAGCATTTCAAATGTTTTATGAAATGAATACAAGTGCTAAACATCCTAAAAGCATGGAAGACTTTATTATGAGTCAATACTATGAAGCATTTGTTAAGTTTGGTAGAAGTTGTATGACCAACGAATGGCTAGAACCAGAAAAGTTTACTGAATGGTTAATTAAAAATGGTGTAAAATTAAAACAATGGACATCAGATAGACAGTATGATAAATTTATAAAAGACTACTGTAGAAAAGAACCAGGATTAAGAGCATTAGAAAGAACTATTGTGTATCTCGATAAATGGAGTGAGGAAAGTGATACTAAATGGCAAGACTATTTTACAGACGTTAGCCCAAGTAGAGCAGTACATGATATTAGAGCGGCTAAAGTTAGTCCTTGGGTAATTTATCTTAGTCAAACAGGCAACAAGTTATTAGCAAGATTTAATGATGAGCAAGTAGGAATGATTGAAGAAATGATAGATCCTCCTTTTTGGATGAAGTTGTTTACTACTAGCAAAGAAGAAGTAAAAGAAATAAAACAAACATGCAAGGATGCAAACATATGAAAAAATTATTAGTATCTGGTGCTAGTTATTCTGCAAATAGCGGAGATATGGTTTACGGTGGACCATCAACAAACGGCAAACCAATTGACCATTGGGCAACTATTATTGCAAATAAAAATAATTTAGAACCATTGTTTACAGGTGTATCTTGGAGTGACTTTGAATCTGGAGTTTTTCTAGCCGCCGGTAGAATAATGAATGATCCTGATATTACTCATTGTATATACACTTCTACATACACATTTGTACATCATCTGCAAGAAGAAAATAAAAAAACAAGAGAAGAATTAATTGAAATAGATGGACAAATAAGAGCAGAAACAAATGCACACAAAGATTTCCTTGGCAAAACAAGAGCCATATTTAATAAATTTATGCCGCCCTTACACAATGATCCTAAAAAAAGACTGTTAGGAACAACACAATGGATATCTCATAGACCAGACCAATTTGAAGAAGGTGAATTAAATCCTACTTCCAAGTGGGGGTCAGAAGATATTGGTGTTTCTACTAAATCAGACAAACCTACGGATAAAGAAGGTAGAGTTTTTATAGGAGTAGTAGATGAAGAATTTTATCAAGAACCTGTATATAAAAGGTATTTAAGATTTTATACAAGTCTTGCATTTTTAAAACAAATATGCGAACAATGTAATGTAAAATTATTGTATGTACCCATATATCTCACAGACTCCTCTATGAATATGTCTATTACTCAAACACAGGATTGGGTAGAATCATGGGACTTAGTTAAAGAAGTATTTGGGTCTATTCCCAAATGGAACAAAATGTATAGAGAAAGAAACTGGATTAATACAGCATCTCATTTCGATGAAGAATATCATAATATTATTGCAGACAAATTTATAAATGACCCATTCAATAAAGAATGGATAAAACAAAAGGACGAAGAATGAAAGTAAACTTAGTAAGTTATAGTAAATCAGATGGCAGTTATCTTGTTGATAGTGCTAATGCAACAGAACTTGTTGCCTTTTGTGCTAGAGTAAGTAATCCAGACAACCAAATGAACCAAGAGACAAGTGACAAACTTATCAAGTATTTGATGAAACATAAACACTGGTCGCCATTAGAGATGGTTAGTGTTTGTTTGGAAATAGAAACCACTAGAGATATTGCAAGACAAATACTGAGACATAGAAGTTTTAGTTTCCAAGAGTTCAGTCAACGTTATGCTGATCCTACACAATCATTGTCTTTCGAAAAACGTGATGCAAGACTACAAGATCCTAAAAATAGACAAAACAGTATTGAATGTGATGACATGAAAATAAATCTACAGTGGAATAAAAAACAAGAAGAGGTAATCAGAGAAGCCTTTCAGGCTTACACTTGGGCAATAGAAAATGGTATTGCAAAAGAACAGGCAAGAGCGGTACTGCCAGAAGGTAATACAGTAAGCAGATTGTATGCTAATGGCACATTAAGAAGTTGGGTACACTATATTGAGTTGAGAGGTGCTAACGGTACTCAGTTGGAACATATTGAGATTGCCAAAGAAGTAGCAAAAGTAATTAGTAAAATTTTTCCATTAGCAAATGAGGTTTTAGAAAATGGGTGATGATTATATGGACGTAAGTTCTTATTCAATGGACACTATTACATTGACAAACGATTATGATACTGTTACAATAACAGATGATTCCGGGTTTACATTGCAGGGTATGACAAGTAGTTCCGGTACATATACTATTGATACAAGTGTGTTAGATAATTCTATTAGTATAGGAAGTACAAAACTAACAGAAGATGAATTAAAGGACATAATGGTATTAATAGATATTATAAAAGATTTAGATGATGACAATCCTATCAAAGCATTGTTTAATTCTAAAAAGATGTTAAACAAAATGAAGGTAAAAGATGAATGAATCATATGCAAATGAGTGTATTGTAGAATGCACAGACAATGGTAAAACTGTAGAAGCAGAAGTTGGAAGTTTTCAACCAGAGAAATACTTACAAGTTTTTATGAATACAGTTAAAGTAAACTTGCAATATCAACCTGCACACAAAGTATATGTGGGCAATATGGCTGGTATGGAGTTTGTAACATCTGGTCCTAAATTGGTAGGTAGTTATAGATAATGGATAATCGAGTAAAAGATATACTTGATAAAGAAGTCAATAGACAAGACAACACCATAGAACTTATTGCAAGTGAAAACTATGCCAGTGAAGCAGTGATGGCTCTAAGCGGAAGTATATTTACAAATAAGTATGCTGAAGGTTATCCAGGCAAACGTTATTACAACGGCTGTGCTAATATGGATGATATTGAAAACTTGGCTATTGACGAAGTTACTAAATTGTTCGATTGTAACTTTGCTAATGTGCAACCACATTGTGGAGCAAATGCCAATACAGCAGTATTCCAAGCATTTTTAAAACCAGGTGATAAAATATTAGGAATGGATTTGGCAAGTGGCGGACATTTAAGCCATGGAAGTACTCCAAACATATCAGGCAAAGTTTATGAAGCATATCATTATGGTGTTAATGCTAGAGGACTATTAGATTACGATGCTATAATGGAACAAGCAAAAACAGTTATGCCTAAAATGATTATTGCAGGTGCTAGTGCATACCCAAGACAAATAGATTGGGGTAAGTTTAGAATTATAGCAGATGAAGTAGGAGCATATTTACTTTGTGATATGGCACACTATAGCGGTCTCATAGCAGGTAAATGTTATGACAATCCTATTTATTATGCTGATGTAGTAACAAGTACAACACACAAGACTTTACGTGGTCCTAGGGGCGGTATTATACTGTGGAACAAAGAAGAATACAGTAGAAAAATTAATAGTGCTATTTTTCCAGGTACACAAGGTGGGCCATTGATGAATCAAATTGCGGCAAAGGCTCAATGTTTTATAGAAGCAAATACAACAGAATTTGAAAACTATGCTAGTAATGTTTTAAGCAATGCTCAAGCATTTGCAGAACAACTTACAGCAAACGGATTTGAATGCTTGACAGGAGGCACAGATTCGCATATAATATTATTAGATTTAACAAATAGAGCAATCAGCGGAAAAGATGCGGCTGACCATTTAGAAGAGTTAGGTATTACTGTAAATAAAAACGGTATACCAAATGACCCTAGAAGTTTTATAGAAACAAGTGGTATTAGATTAGGTACAGCGGCAGAAACAACTAAAGGACATGATGCTGAATGGTTTAAAAATTTAGCAGATAAGATTGCAGAAATTATATGAAAATAAACTTTGATGTAGATATTGATATGGCGGACAGAGACAAGTTTTTAAAACTTGTTGATGTTATTCCTGCTAGTATCAAACGTGATGGTGAATTTGAAAAACACAATACTGGTGTTTATTTTCAACCTATTCCAAATTTTCCCATTGAAGGTTACAGCACAATAGACCACAAAGAAGCAGAAGAGTTAGGATACTTTAAAGTTGACTTTCTAAACAACCATGTGTATGAAGGTATTAACGATGAAGCACATCTAAATAAATTATTAGACACAGAGCCTATGTGGGATTTGTTTGGTCACAAAGAAATAGTAGAACAACTATTTCATATTGGTAATCATTTTGAGATTGTAAAACAACACATGCCTACTACAATAGAACAGTTAGCAATGATACTTGCAATGATTAGACCAGGTAAAAGATATTTGGTTGGTAATGATTGGTCAGTAATTGAAAAAGAAGTTTGGCAAAGAACAGATGATTATTTTTTTAAAAGAAGTCATGCAATAGGTTATGCAACACTTATAGTTGTACAGTTAAATTTAATAGTTGAAAATGCTAGTCGTCGGTAACTTTTTTGACTAGTTGAATACTTCTACGTTTAATTCTTTTCTTTAAAATATTTTGCATACTTGTTACAGGTCCGAACAGTATTTCTGTTTCTTTATTCATAAAAGTTCTTAAACAGTGACTAAATTCTTGCATTTCTTGAAATAAAAACACATCAATGGGTAACATTCTATTACTTTCCCACCACCATAAATCAGCATGTTCTAGCATTAATCTACGTTCATCGTTGTTTCTACATTTTTCAATATCGTAAAAACTTATAATTTGTGCATCTCTATTTTGTACTATTCCAACATATTCTGTGCCGTTAAACTCTATGCCTGTTAAAAATGGAAATTTTTCTTGTAACTCTTCATGTTTAGTCATCTTAGATATTTATAAGCAATATAGATAAATACAGTTTATAAATGGAAGATTAATTATGTCATTTGGCAGTAACAATACATTATACATTTTAGGATATCCGTCAATCGACCTTGTTTTAACGTCGGACGGTATAACAGTGGACAACAGACCAATGAATCAAACTAAATTAACAGTACATAAAGGTTTCGACTCTCAGTTGAACTTTTTTGTGAGAAATAGAGACAGAGTTTTACAAAATTTAAGCGGTAAAACATTGTATGCTAGTATTATAAACCCTAACACAAACAAGCGAGTTGTATTCAAACAACTATCTTTGGTAAACAGTGGAACAACTGGAGAAGCAAAATTAAATTTTGTACCAGGAGATTTAGCAAGTTTATCACCAGGTTTATATCAAATTAGTATCAGTGAAAGCAGTGATAGTGGTGTAACACAAAGTCCTTTGTATGCTAACCAAAACGATAGAATTATTTCAGACTTAGAAATCAGAAGCAGTTTAGAATACGATCCTATTGCAACTCAAACACAAACATCTTTTATTGACCAAGGGTCAAATGTTTTTGTTACAAGTGCAATGTACGGTAATCAAGACCAGAACTTTAATCACAGTCAACACACGATTGGTGTATATATGACAAACTTTGTAGGTAATGTTACAATACAAGGTTCTGCATTAGAAAGTACACCATCTCAAAACAGTGATTGGTATGATATAGATGTACAAGGTGACGGTTCTGCAGAAGTTCCTTTTGCATCTGCATTTAGTGGAATAGATGCTTTTAATTTTAAAGTCAACACCAATTGGGTCAGGGTAAAATTCAATAAAACCTCAGGTTCTTTGGACAAAGTTTTACTAAGAAATTAGTTGACTTTGTACAGATTGGTGTTATAATAATATTGTTATGCATCATCACGAACTTGTAGACAAAGTACATCGATTACTTATGGACAATTTGCCAGTTAATAGTGGCAAAACTCCTAGTGGCTGGACTACATTCAATTGTCCAATGTGTACTGACAAAAGAAAACGTGGTGGTGTTATACAAAGTAATGCCAAAATAAGTTATCACTGTTTTAACTGTGGTTACACAACTGGTTGGGCACCAAGTCCTAAACTAGGTGGCAAATACAAAAAATTATGTGAAACGTTAGGTGTGCCTGTTTCAGACATACACAAAGTTGTATTGGATCTGATGAAACATTCTGAAGTATTAGAAATAGAAGATACTTCGGATTATGTTTATACGGCGGCTAGTTTTAAAACACATCAATTACCAGAAGAAACTACTTTAGTAGAAGACTTACCAGATAACCATAAAGTAAAGCAATATGCTATTGAACGTGGTCTATTAGGTAACTTTCCTTTGTTGCATATTAATAATAGTATGTATAATGCAAGACTAGTTGTACCTTTCATGTATAACAATCAACTAGTTGGCTGGACAGGTAGACATATTAATCCCCCAAACAAAGAAACTGCAAAATACCTTCTTAACATGCAAAGTGGATATGTGTTCAACATTGATAAATTTGTTGATACAGATAGAGAAGTTGTAGTAGTTGTAGAAGGAGTATTTGATGCAATACTCATAGATGGTATAAGTGTTTTAGGTAATGGCGTAACAGCCGAACAGGCACATCTTATCGATAAACTTAATAAACGTGTTATATTATGCCCAGACAGAGATGAAGCAGGTAAAGAACTTATAGACAAAGCAATAGAATTAGGATGGGAAATTAGTTTTCCGCCTTGGAGTGCAGATTGTAAAGATGCCGCTGATGCTGTAAATAAATATGGTAGACTACTTACATTAGCAAGTATTATAAAACATGCTAGTGATAATAAAATAAAGAATCAAGTAAAGGCAAAAATGTTATGAAATTGTTAGTTAATGGTTGCAGTTTTACAGGAGGTCATGATGTCATTCACAATGAAGATGGCTTACTTGCTCCACCACCTGATTATGTTTGGCCCACACATTGTGGTGAGCATGTTAATCTTGCTATAGGTGGCAATAGCAACGATAAAATTATTAGAACTACTATTGAAACATTAGAACAAGATAATAGTTTTGATGGTGTTATAGTACAATTTACAGGCTTGTATAGACAAGAGCAATATTTAGAACAGTATAACGAGTGGGCAAATTTATGTTCTGATGTAGGTATATTACCTAGGACAGCAGAAACCAGTGAAGAATTAAAAAAACAAAACCCTGATAAACTGTTTAATATACATTTCGATAAAATTGAAGAAGATTATGAAGATAAGTTAAATACACTTGATAAACTTTTAAAAACAGCAACAGATAATTTTGTATGGTTAAAGAGTGAGGTCGATTATACTGTAGAACATTTACAGAATATATTGTTACTACAAAGTATATTGCAAGATATGGACATGCCTTATTTGTTTACAAGTATGTCTATGCAAGGACATCCAAAGTATAAACAACCGCATCACTATATAGAATATGATACAGCATACGAAAACATATTGGCAAGTAAAATAGATATTACAAAATGGTCTAAAAGACCACTAACACAAATGTTATCAGTTAGAGAATTTGATGATACAAAACACCCTAATCCTAAAGGGCATGAAATGATAGCAACAGAATTGATGAGAGATTTTAGGAGAGCAAATGGATAACATAGAAAACTACACAGAAGAAATACAGGAAATGTATTTGAATTTCTTAGTCACAGATCCAGAGTTGTTTGTGAGAGTAAACAATATTGTTGAACCTTATATGTTTAACAAGAAATATCAAGACACAATTAAATTTTTAAAACAGCATAGTGAAGAATATAGTGCTATTCCTACTATTGACCAAATCAAAGCAACAACAGGATTAGAATTAGAACGTATAGAAGGAATAACTTCTAATCACTCTGATTGGTTTTTAGATAGTT